GGCTACTGGATTTTGCGGTACAGTAGATAACATTGATAACTTTGCTATTTCTGTAAGAAGAGTTTATCGAGGTAACATTTGTATTATTTCAGATAGTGAGGATGAAGAATTTTATCGATATTTGGATAGTTATGATATAGATCATGTAAGGGTTTGGGGTAAGATTACTGTCGAAACAATCATGCGTGAGAGATGGATAAAACCTAGAGAAGTTATTTTATCAAAGTATCCAACTGTTGATCTTGTTATTATGTCTGATACAAGAGATATGGTTTACCAAGATAATCCATTCAGACATTTCAGCGATTGCGATTTAGAGCTATCTGCAGAAACAATTACGATTGATCAATGTCAGCGCTGGAATAGTGGTTGGATTAGACAAATGTATGGTGAAGAAATTCTTCAACAAGTAAAACACCAACATATTCTTTGTGGTGGAATGATGGCTGGTAAGAGAGAGGCTATCATTGAATTATGTGATATAATGATAAATGAAAGCAATAATTACATAGTTCCAGATCCTGGACAACCTCCAGTATTTGTTGATCAAGCTACATTAAATGTTTTTTATGCTCAAGGTAAGTTACCTAAAACAAGAGTAAATTATACTGGAGATAGTTTGGTAGCTACAATAGGTCATTCTGTTGGTTGTATGTCTTTAAGAGATGGTTTGGTTGTAAACCTAAACAAAACACCAGTGACAGTTCCTGCGATGATTCATCAATACGATAGACATCCACATTTAGTTAAAGCAATTAATGACAAGTATAGACACCATGAACAAAGGGATGATATGGTAAATTCTCAAACATATAAGAATTTTTTTAATGAAAACAAACCTGGCCAACAGTTTCATTTTACTAGGCTGCATACTAGGCATCCAGTAATAGAATATATTTTAGAACAAAAAGCTATTCGTCCTTTTAGTGTTATTGATATTGGTGCAGGTGCTGATTTTTGGACAAGAGATATTGCTGACGCTACTGCTGATTACTACTTTCCAGACCCTGGCAGCAAACAACACTTTAAACTTAACTTAGAAAGAGAAAGTAGTTGGAAGCAATTGCAGGATTATGTAAAAAAGAATGGCAAGTTTGATTTTTGTATTTGCTCTCATACATTAGAAGATTTATACTATCCCTTCTTAGCTCTTGAACGTCTCCCTGTAATTGCTAAACAAGGTATGATAGCAGTTCCATCTTTACATAGAGAAATGGATAAGGGTGATCGTGGTCAGTTATCAAAAGGATATGATCACCATCGATTTGTATATCATCCAACTGCAGATAATAAAGTTTGTGTGATTCAAAAGATGGGACATTTTGAGTATAAAACATATCCTATTGATCCATCAGGCAATCAACATGAATTGCAAATCTTTTGGAGTGGAAAGATTGAGTTTGTTGATATTGTTCAAATGTTTGAATTGTTTGGTGATTCTAAAGTTGAAATTAAGGCTACAAAATCAGCAAATAATATTAGCAGCAAATACTTTGAAATCTATTGTAGATTAGACCCTAACAGACCTGTGGTGTACGAAGCATGAATCCATTAGTTACAATTATTACGCCTACAACTGGCCATGCAAAGCTTGGAAAAGCAATGGAATCAGTTGCAAACCAAACTTATCAAAACATTCAACATTTAGTGGTTATTGATGGACCTGAAAAGTTATCAGATTCTCTAGCAACATTAAAAGATTATCCAGTAAGAGACTTAATATCACTTCCGTATAATACTGGAGCTAATGGCTATAATGGTCATAAAATATATGGTGCTTGCACTTTCCTAGCAAAGGGCGATTACCTGATGTTTCTTGATGAAGATAATTGGATAGATTCTGATCATGTACAATCGCTTGTTGATGTAATTAAAGAAGGAAATAACTGGGCATACAGTCTAAGAAAAATTGTAGATAGATTAAATCAGTTTGTATGCACAGATGATTGTGAGTCGCTTGGTAAGTGGAAATCTATACTTAATGATAATTTTATTGATGTAGGATGCTGGTTTGTTCCTAAAGATATTGCGTTAATGATGTCTCCATTTTGGCATCGTCGTGCCAGACATCCTGATGATCAACCAGAAGTAGATAGAATCATTAGTAGTTTTTTGATGGGTAACAATTTCAAGTTCGATTGTACAGGAAAACATACTCTTAATTACAGAGTAGGTAATCGAGCAGATTCTGTGCAAGCTAATTTCTTTTTAAAAGGGAATGCATTAATGCATTCACAATACAATGGCAAGTATCCGTGGAGAAAAGCTGCCTGATATAGTATAATGATGTTTTGATAGGAGTATGTGAATGAAACTTAGTAATGAGACGCTAGCATTGTTAAAGAACTTTGCTAGTATTAATACAAATATAATCTTTAGACCTGGTAGTACAATTACTACTATGTCGTCAGTTAAAAATGTTTTTGCTGTTGCTAAAGTAGCAGAGACATTTCCAAAAGAAGTAGCAATCTATGACCTAAATTCTCTATTGAGCTTACTTACGTTGATGGAGAATCAAGAGATCGAATTCAATGATAACAGTCTTTCTATTACAAAAGATCAAGGAAAGTTTGAATACTTTTATAGCAGGCCAGAGATTGTAGTTGCACCTCCAGCTGGTAAAAGTATTGAATTCGATAACCATTTCCAATTTAAACTAACTGCAGAAGACGTTCAGATTATCAATAAGGCTGCAGCAATCACAAGTGCTCCACACATCTTTATCACAAGTAAAAATCAATCAGTAACTATCTCTGTTGCAGATAGAAAGAATAAGACAGCGAATTCCTATACCAAGCAAGTAGGTACGTGCATGGTTGACTTTGATGTCTTTATTGGTGTAGAGCTATTTAAGATTATCCCAGATGCATATACAGTAACTGTATCAAAGAAAAAACTAATCCACTTTAAACATCATGCTAAAGATCTAGAATATTGGCTAGCTTGTGATCCGGAGAGTGTAATATGAGCGACATGACTGAAATTGGTAAACAAAATGGAATGTATCTTGCTAGAATTATTTCAGAACGTAAGACAGGTACTCAAGACAACTGGGAACAATACTTAGGATTAGCTTGGGATAACGTCTTGTTATTTGAACAATTAGGCTTTTTAGATACAGATAAATTTTGGGGAATAAAACGACCTAAATAAAAAACGGACACTTTATAGGAGAGTTCCATGTTAAGTAAAATTTTAGATGGTGTTGATAAAGCTCTAGCATATAAGTTGATGCTAGCACACATTATCATTATTGCAATTAGTAATTACGTAGTTCAGTTTAAGTTTGATGTCTTTGGTCATCCACTAGCAGCAGCTGCATTTACATTTCCGTTAGTAGTTGTACTTACCGACTTGACTGTTAGATTGTTAGGAAAACAAACTGGACGAGCAGTAATTTCTCTTGCATTTATTCCAGCTATTATCGTTAGTATGGCTGTAGTTAAGCTAGGTGGTGCTCCTGATTCTGTTGCATTTAGAATTGGTTTAGGATCTGGAGTAGCTTACTTTGTTAGCAACTTACTTGATGTCTATGTGTTCCAATATTTGAGAGAAAAGTACACTACATGGTGGATTGCTCCTGCATTATCTTCAGTAGTTAGTACGTTCTTAGATACATATGCATTCTTCTTTACAGCATTTGCTGGTGGTGAGAATGAATTTATGGCTGCTAATTGGCATATTGTTGCAACAAACAATTCTATATCTAAGATCATTGTGAGCCTGTTGGTTATTCTCCCTGCATATGGTATACTGCTTGCTCATTTACAAAAGAGGTTAGTTAAAGAACAACCTCAAGAGTAATTATATTATGGAGTTGTTATGGAATTTCGTGATGATCAATTTCTTTGGGTGGAGAAGTATCGCCCAAGGAAGATAAGTGATTGTATTTTACCAAGTGAGCAAAAGACCGCTTTCGCACAAATTGCTGAAGGCGGTCAATTGCAAAATATGTTGTTTTGTGGTGCAGCAGGAGTTGGTAAGACGACTGTTGCACGAGCTCTTTGTGAGGAACTAGGACTAGATTATATTGTTATTAACGGGTCAGAGGAATCTGGAATCGATGTTCTAAGAACTAAAATTAAGCAATTTGCATCTACTGTATCATTTGATGGTGGCACTAAAGTAGTTATCCTTGATGAGGCTGACTATCTAAATCCAAACTCTACTCAACCAGCTTTGCGTGGATTCATAGAAGAATTCAGCAAGAACTGTCGTTTTATATTCACATGCAACTTCAAGAACCGTATCATTGCACCTTTGCATAGCAGATGTACTGTTATTGAATTTAAGATTGCTAAAGAGGATAAACCAAAGGTTGCAGCAAGATTCTTTAAACGAATCACTGAGATCTTAACAAACGAAGAAGTTACCTTCGATCCTAAAGTCGTAGCTAAGTTGGTTGAAAAGTACTTTCCAGACTATAGGCGTTGTCTAAATGAACTACAGCGCTATAGTGTTGGTGGAACAATTGATGAAGGAATGTTAACGTCAATTGCAGATGTTAATATGAATGAGCTCTTAGAAGGATTAAAAGAAAAAGACTGGAAAAGAATGAGAAGTTGGGTTGTCAATAACTTAGATAATGATCCAGTAACTCTTTTTAGAAAGATCTATGATACACTGATTACGCACACTACACAAATACCTCAACTTGTTCTAATCATAGCAGACTATCAATATAAGGCAGCTTTTGTTGCAGATCAAGAAATCAACCTAGCTGCTTGTCTAACTGAAATCATGGCATCTGTGGAGCTAAAATGACAGTACAAATTAAAGAACTAGCACAATACTTTTCTGATGACAATAACAGAAAAGCTATCATTCAACTTATTAACGAGAATGGAACTGAAACCCTTCAAGTTCATTGCTATACAAATATGGAGATGGGAAGAAAGGAGCATAGTATTATGATTGCACGTACTATGGCTCAAGCTTCACATATCGCTGAGGATTTTGTCTATGGCGTTCTTCGAGGATAAAAACGATGTTAAAGAAATAGAAGAAGCGCCATATAAAGCGCCTTCTATCTCTCCTTTTGACTTTCTAAATGCAATCAATTACTCAAAAGAGCAGCTAATTGTAGATGATTGGTCTGAAAGGCAGTATCAACCGTACCTAATTAACAAAGGATTATCATACGGTTCTGATACTATTGTTCAAGCCAACGAAGTGAATTCTAGACCACATATCGATAAAGCACTGCAATTTTCATTTTTACTAAATACAATCAGACCTAGAAAAAGGTTTAATAAATGGATCAAAGCATCCAAGATTGAGGCGATAGATGTAATAAAAGAATACTATGGCTATAGCAATGAAAAGGCCCGCCAGGTTCTGCCTCTATTCAATGATGAGCAAATCCATATAATAAAAACAAAATTGTATAAAGGTGGAAATGATGGCTGAAGATTTCTTCAAAATCGACATGCCTGGGTATGTTCCCTTAGAAGTTACATTAAATCATCCTGATGACTTCTTAAAGGTTAGAGAAACATTAACCCGCATAGGTGTGGCTTCAAGAAAAGATAGAGTTCTATACCAATCTTGTCATATTTTACATAAGCAAGGTAGGTATTTTATTGTTCATTTTAAAGAGCTATTTGCACTAGATGGCAAGCAGGCTGACTTAAGTGATAATGATATTGAGCGCAGGAATACAATCGCAAAACTGTTAGTAGATTGGGGATTAGTTAAAATTATTGATGCTAACAAACATTTACTGATGGCACCACTTTCTCAGATCAAAGTACTTTCATTCAAAGAGAAAGACGAATGGACATTGCAAACCAAGTATAACATCGGAAAAAAACGTGTGGATAATGTATGACAAATATTGCCATATTTTAGAT